AGACTGAGAGTGTCCTGAACGCAGATTGCCAGCATCAACTATTACTTCATTACCGCAATCACACTTGCATTTCCACTTTGCATGACCTTTGACTGTTTCTGACTTACAAAGAACCGTGAGCTTCCCGAATCTTTGTCCCGTGTGATCAATACAACGCATTGTCACCACCGCCTCTCTGGACTGGACTGACGCTTGGCTTCTGTATTATCCTCTGCGTTGTCCTGCTCTCCATTCTGCTTATAGGCAGCGCCTGCCATCTTCAGGGGAAGCATGTTTCCGTTAACAAGGAAGGTATCCCCTCCCTCTTCGGCAGGGATGGGATTCATATTCTCGAGGTTCCTGATGTCATTGGGACACATGAATCCGTTGTTGATGCCGATAGCATAGCCTTCCATCCGGGATTTGTAGTCGCCGCGCATCAGGCCGTCGATATTGAACTGCACATAAAAGCGCCCCTTCTCCTCAGCGGAGAAAAGAGCGCGGTTCATAGCCTGTTCGATTCTGACAAGCCAGGGCCGGATTGTATGGACGGCGAAGTCGATGCTTTGGTGTTCGATATTGGAGAAGGTCGCGTGCTCCAAATTGCCCACGAGATGAGGCGGCACCCGGAAGATCCGGCAAATCTCATCCACCTGAAACTTGCGGGTTTCCAGAAACTGCGCTTCATTGTTCGGGATGGCAATTGGCTCAAACTTCATGCCTTCTTCCAGTATGGCCACACGGTTACTGTTCGAAGATCCGCCGTAGGCACTGTTCCAGCTTTCCCGGAGGGCCTTCGGATTCTTCACAGTATTCGGGTGCGTCAGAATACCGGAAGGCCGTGCGCCGTTGGAGAAGAACTTACTGCCGTATTCCTCAGACGCAATGCCGAGGCCGATGGCGTTTTTCTCCAGCGCGATGGGACTGTACCCCATAATCCCGTCAAAGCCGAGGCCGGGGATGTGCAGGACATCCTCCGGGGACAGCACCACCTGTTCACCTGTGCTGGTCATGTAGATATAAGTCAGGATGCCTTTCTTATCCCTGTCTACCGTCATCTTATCCGGCAGGAGCGGGTACAGGCCTGTGACCTGGTTTCGTCCGGAACGGATGATCTGGCAGTAGCTGTTTCCCCAGAGCAGCAGGTGCGCCAGCATGACTTCCCGCAGGATAAACGATGTCATTTCGCTGTTCGGCTCATCATGGAGCAGAAGGTACAACGGATGCTCTGTTGCCTTCCGGTTTCCGTCTTCCTTGGCTTCGTACACACCCAGCGGCAGGCTGGCGACTGTTTCCGAGATGACCCGGACGCAGGCGTAAACCGTGGAAAGCTGGATCGCTGTACTCGCGTTGACCGGCTTCCCGGAACCGCTGGTGCCGAAGTAGAAGGTCGGAGCGGCGCTGACGCTGTCCTGGGGCTTGTCACGCGCACGGAACAGGGCGGTGAAGGGATTTTTCATTCAGTCTCACTCCTCAGATTTTTGTTGACATTTAAGACTTTCTGGGGGATACTTAAATGGCGAATAGGAGGTGATCGCATGGCATTGGATCTCATCGTTCAAGAAGCCGAAGGAATGACCGATGAAGCGTTAATGGAAGTCGTACGCTACATGCGGTTCCTTAAGATTGAAATCACCAGAAATGCAACGGAAACAAAGCAGGGAAAGAGAAAAAAACGCACTGGCGGAATTTATCATGGGCAAATTCGTATCGCAGATGACTTTGACGCCCCGCTCAGCGACTTTCAGGAGTATATGTGATGCTATTGCTTGATACACACACATTCCTTTGGTTTGTAAATGATCCCACCAGACTGCCAGAAAAGGTGAATGCTGAAATTGAAACAGCTGAAAGTGTTTATGTGAGCATTGCTTCCTTCTGGGAAATAACAATCAAGAGCAGTCTTGGAAAGCTTGATCTTCCAGCACCGATTTCACAGATGATGAAAGACTGCGAACTTCTGGATTTCTCCATCCTTCCCATCAAAAGCGGGCATCTGGAAAAGCTCCTCACTCTGCCTTGGCATCATCGGGATCCTTTTGATCGACTTTTAATCAGTCAGGCACAGGCAGAAAACCTGAAGCTGGTCACTATCGACGAAAACATCTCAAGATATGATGTCGAAACCCTTTGGAAATAGGTTCTATCAAGAGGATGATCTCCTGGCACCTTGACAGGGTGTACGGGTAAACGTGTGATCATCCTCTTTTTTGTACCTCTGGTCACAGCCCGCTTCCTGTTTTCTTGTCATGGCATTCCTTGCAAAGAGATTCCCAGTTTGTCTGATCCCAAAACAGTTGCTGATCTCCCCGGTGCGGAATGATGTGATCGACAACCGTTGCCGGAACAATCTTTCCTTCTGCCTGACAGAAAGCACAGAGTGGATGCTGCTTCAGGAATAGCGCCCTGGCCTCTCGCCAACGGGCGTCATACCCACGGGCTGTAGCACCACCGCGCAGACGATCATCACTGTACATCTGGTGATCTTTACAGAACACCTGACCCTGTTCGCAGAATCCGGGACATCCCGGATAGCGGCAGGGTCTTCTTGGCCTTTGGGGCATTTCCATTTCCTCCTCAGTCGACAAACAAAAATCCTCGATCATCATAGACCGAGGTGGTATTGACGTTCTTCAGCGCCCGATCCAGCGCCATGACCAGAGCCACAGCACCGTCAACCTTTTCTGTAGATTTCTCCTTGTCAATCTTCAGGTTTCCAGCAGGGTCAGTCCGTACGAAGGCGTTGTCCATATTCCATCGGAGAACAGGATGCCCACCGTGGTTCAGCTTTCGTTCCAGTACCAGACGCATCAGTTCTTTCGTAGGCGGACTCATATCCCGGAATCCCTGACCAAAGGGAACCATCGTAAAGCCATCGTCCTCAAGCGTCTGAACCATCATGCTTGCATTCCAACGGTCGTAAGCGATCTCCCGAATATTGAACCGTTCTCCCAGCCGCAGGATGAATTGTTCAATGTATCCGTAATGCACCACATTGCCTTCCGTTGTATGGATAAAGCCCTGTCGTTCCCATTTGTCATACATCACATGATCCCGTCGGACACGCAGCTGCAGCGTCTCCTCAGGGAGCCAGAAGTGCGGAACTATGATGTATTTTTCATCCTCATCCCGAGGCGGGAATACCAGAACCAAAGCTGTCAGGTCGCTGGTACTGGATAGATCCAATCCGGCATAACATGGACGGCCTTCCAGTTCATACTCGTCGACTTCTCCTCCGTTTTCGTCCCATTTATCCATGGGCATCCAGCGGACGGATTGCTTCACCCATTGATTCAGGCGCAGCTGCCGAAACATGTTTTCATCCGCGGGCGTTTCCTGCGCTTTACGGAAAGCGTCCCTGACTTTGTCGATGGTAATCGTCTGATCCAGAGACGGATTGGCTTTGTACCAGTTCTGTTCATCTGTCCAGTCCGCGTCATCTGGCAGACCGAAAACCACTGGGTAGAACCGTGGATCATCTTTCCGGCCCTCAAGAATATCGATGGCCTTCTGGTGAACTTCCCAGCAAATGCTGTTTCGATCTGTTCCGGCGGTTGTCAGGAAAAACCACAGCGGCTGCTTCCGGGCATCACCGCTGCCTTGTGTCATAACATCATACAGAGCTCGATTCGGCTGTGTATGCAGCTCATCGAAGATACAGGCGCTGACATTCAGGCCATGCTTCGTCGCCACTTCTGAAGAAAGCACCTGGTAGATGCTGCCGGTTGGCTGGTATACCATTCTTTTCGTAGACGGAATGATCTTGATCCGCTTACTCAACGCCGGGGACTGCTTCACCATATCCACAGCAACATCAAAAACAATCGCCGCCTGCTGACGGTCTGACGCGCAGGAATAAACCTCTGCCCGCCATTCATCGTCATTGCAGAGCATGTTCAGGGCAATGGCAGCGCCCAGTTCACTCTTGCCCTGCTTCTTTGGTATCTCGATGTACGCCGTAGTATACTGCCGGATCGTTGGATCTTCTTCTCGGACTGTTCCGAACACATCCCGGATGATCCTTTCCTGCCAGGGCAGCAGTTTGAAGGGCTGACCGTGGAATTCGCCCTTGGTATGCTTGAGACACTCAATGAATTGTATGACCCTACGGGCCTTTTCTTCACTTTGCATCCTGCCAGCCTCCCTTCAGGACGTTTTCCATCGGATCATCCGTATCGCCCTTGTCGCCAGTATTAGCGTAGAGCCGGGCACGGCTGGCCGGGGTCAGGCCAAACTCCGCACAGAAGGACTGCATAATCTTCAGATTCTGCATCGCAATGGAAACCTGCGGAACCTGCTGTACATAACCGGAGGGCGTCTTGAAGATGGTCCCGTGCTGGGAAAGGAACTCCTCCGCTTCCCGCCATCTGGCATACGCCTGACAATAACCGGCGAAAGCCTCCAGATCATGATCCGTCAAAATTCCCATGGCTATCAAGGCAGGAGCCAGACGCCTCCATTCCTTCTTCGCTTCCGGCATCAGCCACGCCGGGCATTTCACATTCTCCTGAGAAGGGGTCGGCTCATCCTTATTGATGGGTCTGCGTCCCTTCCCCCGGTCACCCTCCAGGATCTTTATCGCTGTGGGCAGCGGTTTTCTTCCTCTGGTAGCCATCTGAGCTCACCTCCTCTCTCTGATAGTGTGTTTCTGTGATACTGTTCCAACGCTGTAGCATCAGGTTTCTGCGGCAGCCTGCGTAATTTCTCCATAGGAATAGGTCTTTTCATCCCGCAGCACAGTGATCTCCTGATCCGGATAATCCAGATGAAAGCGTTCTACTATAACAGTGGCATATTTCGGATCCAGTTCCATTGTCCGGCAGATGCGGTCTGTCTGTTCGCAGGCGATCAGCGTGGAGCCGCTGCCGCCAAACAAATCCATCACCACAGCGTTCGGGGCACTGCTGTTTTTGATCGGATAACAGAGCAGCGGGATCGGCTTCATTGTTGGATGGGCCGCATTTTTCTTTGGCTTATCGAAATTCCAGATCGTGGACTGCTTCCGGTCAGCGAACCACTTATGCTTTCCATTGGGAAGCCAACCGAAGAGAACAGGTTCATGCTGCCACTGGTATGGACTGCGGCCCAGCACCAGGCTATTTTTCACCCAGATACATACACCGGAAATATGAAAACCGGACTCTTTAAAAGCCCGGCGAAAGTTCAGTCCCTCGGTATCAGCGTGGAATACATAAGCGCTGCCGCCTTCTGCCATATGGGCAGCGATATTCTTGAAAGCAGCCAGCAGGAAATTGAAGAACTGTTCATCTGCCATGCTGTCGTTCTGGATCTTTTTCCCGTCTGCGGATTCATACGCCACGTTATAGGGTGGATCCGTCACACAGAGGTTTGCCTTTACACCTTCCATGAGCAGATCCACGGTAGCGGGATCGGTGCTGTCTCCACACATCATCCGGTGCTTACCCAGTGTCCAGACATCGCCGACTTGTACATAAGGCGTCACGGCCTCCGGATCGATATCGCAGTCATCCTCATGGGTTTCCTTATCATGCACTTTGCTGAAAAGGTCATCCACTTCGGCAGCGTCAAAGCCAGTCGCGCCAAGATCATATCCGGATGCCTGCAGGTCTTTCAGAAGGTCAGCCAAAGCCACAGGTTCCCAGTCACCGGTCGCCTTGTTCAGTGCAATGTTCAGCGCCTTCTCATCTGCCGGATTCTCGATATGAACCACAACGCAGTCCACTTCAGTCGCGCCTTCGGCCTTGAGCACCTTGTAGCGCTGATGACCGCCGACGATGTTGCCCGTCACCTCATTCCAGACAATGGGATCAACATACCCAAAGTCGTGCAGGCTGCGTTTGATTTTCTCATACGCGGGATCGCTCGGCTGCAGGTCTTTCCGAGGGTTATATTTCGCGGGCTTCAACTGATCAATCGGCATCCGCTTCATATTGAGATTAGTATCCATGATTTCCTCCTATGCAACGGAAACACCAGCAGTTTTTGCCGGTGCTTCCTTGTATTTCTGGCATTTTTTTATTACCTGCCTGACCAAGTCTTCCGAGGGCGGCGGTACATCGTTCAGTTCGCCGACATACTCCCCGAAAAAGAACTGAGCGCCGATGTTGTACATCTGCGCCAATGTAATCAGATCATTCGGCGATGAGCCAAGCTT